CGGTAATCTTCCCAAGATTAACAATCCACCAACCACGTTTTAGCGGTAAACAATTATTATCTTTCCGAAAAGTAAAGGTTTCACCAAAGCCATCATCGGTAATACAATATTTCTTCATCATTTCATCTGACCCATCGAACTGTTCAGCCTTAATTGGAACTATCTTTTTATATTTGTGTAGCATTAAGCGATCACCTTTCTTCCACAATAATTTGCGCCTTCTTATAGTGATTTGGCGCCAACATAGTAATTTCATAGAATGCTTCTGGATCAACAGGATCTCCAAAATCACGCTTAGAAGCAGCACGCCAAGCTTCATCCTTTGAATGAGCAACAATGACTTTAGATGAGTTGTCATCATCAACTAGATAAAAGTGCATTACAAACGCTCCTTAATCTCATCAATCCGTTGCAAAAGTACATCAGCATACACTTGCATAGCGTTGTACTGAATAATCATTAAGCGCTGCTCTTTATCGCTTAATCGGTTGTACTCGTCTGTGTGCATGAACTCATCTAGTCGATTCATTCTGCCTGCAACTTCCGCATTCTCTTTTGAAAGTTTATTAGCTAATTCAATGTTAGTGGCAGTTTGTTTATCAGTAATTTCAAAACTAAATGATTGAACATTGTCTCTGTTGCTTCTACATACATTAATAATTTGGAAATTATCCCACTTTACTTTTTTGATAAAGTCATTGAATATTTCTTCTTTTGTCATTATTTTTCCTCCTCTTCTCTATAGGTATCGTCCACATAACTCGATTAGTTGTGCCGCTAATGGGGCGTTTTCCTTATCTATCCACTCAAAGTTTAGCTTAATCATTCGCTCACCCTTCCGTTCTCTCATTTCGAGTACTAGATCTTCTTCGTATTTAATTAATGTTTTACCGTTGTCTATCTGTTCACAGTGAAACCGCGGATGTATTTTTGTTAGTTCCGCTTCTAATAATTCAGTTAGTTTCATTATTCATCCTCCTTGTTTAGTGGACGTCCGCATTGAGGACAATAGTTAATCGGATTTGAGGTAACAGTTAAGCTTTCGTCCCACCCAACAGAGGCAAATATATGAAAGCCATCTTTTTGAGGTTGTAATCCAATCATTTTTTTAGGATCGTCATAGATCATTGATATATGACGATCAGCTCCTTTTACGTGACAATACTTACAGTTCTTTTGCTTTTCAGTTAGTTTCATTATTTCCACCTTTTTCTATTCGTTACATCAGAACGCTTCTTTGGCTTTGATAGCTCATTTATCGATATTCCACAGGAATAAATAGCCTTAGCAATTCCATTTAATGCTTTGTATCGCTTTCTTTGATAAGGCGGCAGGCTCATTAATTTTGCTTTCATGATTTGACGCTTACGAGTTCGCTCAATCATCATCTTTGACCTCCTAAACAATTGCTAGCTGTGCATTAGCTCGCTGAATTTCTTGTTGCAATTCAAACGGTGGATACCAGTTATTGACAAAATCAACAGCCTTGTCAAAGTCTTTCATCGGTAAGTCGTTGTATCGGTCTTGATCGAACGTCTCACGATACGAGCTGAACAATGCACGATAGGTCTTAGCTCTGATATTCTTGTCGCAGTATGCGTTGGATTTCTTACCGCCTAGAACATTGATAATCTTTGCGTTACGCTTCTTAGAAAACGAATGAGCCATGTTGCCGGGCAGTCCCATACGATCCTTAATATCCTTAACGTCTGCTGAAAGGCTCTCATAGCCCTTAGCAATCAAACTAATTTGTTCAGGTAAGCTAAGAGGCTTTTGCTGTTGAAGTTGCTTTTCCATCCGGTTGAAAGCATCAATGTATTTTAGTTTGAATTGGAGAGCTTTCTTTCCAGTGAAGCCCATCGCTAATAACGAAAAGCCGTCACGGTTCATATAATAGATACGGCGATCACGGCCATAACTATCTAACTCCATGGTCTCTATAAACATCTCCCCAAAATTGGGGACATCTTTCTTAATAGCGTCAATGTCACGCAAAATATGGTCGTGACGTTTTTCAAAATTATGTGCTACTTGCAAGCTGGTTGTCACTGCTTGCCGATCACGCATGATTACTAATTCTTCTGCCATTTTTATTTCCTCCGCTTCGTAAAAGTCTAAGATGGCTTGCTTTACCACCCGATTGTGTCTCTGATGTCATAGTTCACCGATTTATAAACATCGTAGTAGTCATACATTGGCTCACCGTTATTTTTTTGCTTCATGTTGCCGTGTCGATCATAGCGAACGTGTGGATCTTGAATGCGATTAGTAGTGAAGCCATACAATTTCATCTTGAAATCGTGTTTGCGAGGAACCACTACCTCGACTGGTAAGCCTGTCTTTAGTGAAAACAACTTAAAACGTATCTTAGCCGCCGTATCAACCGCTCGTTGATCAATACCACTCTTCACGTCGTAAACATGCTCTATGCGCCCGTCAGCGTCATATACAACAAAGTCTGGCGCATACGTTATACTTCGTTGCTTATATCCGCCCACTGGAAACTTACTAATCAGCTCAAAGCTCTTGTGAACTTCAAACCGTTTGCCACAAGTTTTAACGAAACGCAGGTAGAAATTAGCTTCTTTTTCGCTATCAAACTTGTAGCCGTCAACTTCTACTTTCTTGCCAAAATGGTTCATCGGTTATGAACCCCCATTGCATAGCCGCAGGCGAAAACGCCTAATAACAAAATAAGTTTAAACACTCTCAACACCCGCCTTAATCTTCATAGCTTTATACGAGCCTTTAGCTGCGTCGTAATCGTCTTCCATGCCAAGCTGGCACATGACACCGTACATTGCGTCTAAACGTCCGTTACGGTAATCCTCACCGAAACTATGATCTTTGAAATAGCCCATTAGTCGGTGCCTCAGTTCTTCTTTGTCATTATCGCTTAGCACTGTGCCTCGAAAAACTAATGGTGTATGTGCGTACTTGCTAATGAGTTCAATTAGAGGCCAGAAGCCTTTGCTTTCTAAATCATCAGCATCTAAATCTTCTCGTTCGTATAATTCTGATAAGCTTTCGATGTTAATAGGAATCATCATCTGCCACATCGGCTTACGTTCTTCTTCGTCTCGTGCGTCTTGCCATGTGCGGTAAACATAAACATACTTGCCCCGTTTAACGGCAAATGGCCCCATCTCATCGCCACGATCAATCTCTTTGCTATGATTAATCGTGTAAATTAATTCATCAGTTGTTATATAACTATTTGCGTTCATGCTGTCTTCCCCTTCAAATCTCCGTTGTGATACATCATCATAATTAACTCTCTGCTAATGTGATAGATTCCCTTTCCACCACATACACAGCATTTATGGCCTAAATACGTACCTTTCCCATTGCAAGCAGGGCATATTGTTTTCATGTTAAATACCTTCTTTTATTCGCATATCGTCCATTTCGTTAAATGGCAAGCGATGATTAGGGTCACGAGTAACTAAACGGCTAATCGTTCGCTCTCCATAAATTCGGATTAATTCACCGGTTGTATTATTTGTTGTAATGATTGTCTGGTGAACAGGCTTAATTAGCTTGATATTCTTCTCATTAGCCCGTTTACGCTCTTTTTCTGTACCTTCGTATCGATTATTGGCAACGCTGAATAAAAGCGCCTGTACGTCCTTACGAGCTCCAATATAGCCATCACCCGAAACTTTTTCGATACTTCCTCCATCTGCTCCAAGATCATCAAGCAACAACACATCACATGTATCCATTGCACGTTTAAGGCTTTGCAGTCGTTCTTTTCTATCCTTGTACTCGTATTGCTGACTAACTAACTCGCTCAAAGCAACAGTTGAAACAAATAGAACTTGCTTACCGTTATGACGTAGCAGATTAAGCATGGCTAACGCTAATGAGGTCTTACCTACTCCAGCATCTCCACTCATAACAACGTTTAAGTGGCCGTTAATCATTTCTTTGGATAGATTGAGTGCCTTTCTGCCTAAAAATCGGGCTTGCTGTGGATTTTCCCGTTCGTCTGGCTTCCAGTCTTTGAAATTGAATACAATTTCTCCAGAAGACCACAGAGACTTATTCCACACGGCCTTAGTCTTATTTCTTTGTAAGTCACGATTAAATTTGTTGTGCATTTGCTTAGCACGTTGTTCCATCTTTTCTTTGAGTTTCGGATCATGGATATTTACACCAGCTTGTTCAAACAACTTAGGATCGATGTCCCATTGCGCTTTAGTAAGGGCCATCTTAACCACCTCTAATCGTATATTCGTTTCTTTGGCTTTCTAGGAGCCGAATTGTTCTTTTGCTGATATTCACGGCTCATTTGTTGCTCGTGACGTTGATCAGACTCAATAGCAGCTTGTACGGTCTTAATTCCTTGTTTTCGATAGTCGCTGAGCTTCCTGTTAAGGTAGGGGTCTGCACCTCTCGCTGTTACATTGTGTCTCAAAGCAAACTCAACACAGTAATAAACAAGGTCATTACCAAATTCCTTACTCCACTCAGTTAAATCTTGTTGAGCAATCCCATTAGGAAATCCCCAATTATTTTGCCAAAGGGTAGTGATTTCCTGGAAGGAATGCTGTGCATCAGCTAACAGCTTATTAGTACTTGTATTATTAATACTTGTAATATTCTCCTTCGGGTTTTTATGGATAGGGTATTCGGATTTTTCCGAATACCCCTCTACCGTTTTTTCCGAAGGGGTATTCGGGTTTTCCCGAATAGGGTTACTAATTGGAAACAATCTGCGTTCTTTAATTTGTTTGCCATCTTTAACCATTACTACTTTTAGATATCCTCGTTGCTTTAGATGATTGATCCAATCAGAAATGGTTGATGAATTTTTATCATAAAGTTGAGCAAAGTATTTATTGGTTGCGTGGCAATATCCATTTCTATTACTGAGCGCTGTAATTTCGCTAAATAATAATTTTTCGTTTGCTTTCAGCTCTTTGTCATAGCGAACATTAGCAGTAAGGATTGAATAGTAACTTGGTTGCTCCATTGCTATACCTCGATTTCACTTGCGTGTACAAATCCACTTAGCATCTTCGTTTCACGGCAATAATCACATTTTCCGCAATGAGTAGGTTCTTCTTCTCCGGTCATCACTTTCCAAAAATGTGGTTGAAGCTCTTTTACTTTTTCCATATCGGCTTGCATCTGGTAATCATCATCTGTTCCTCGAAAGTCAATTGCCATTTTATCTGGCGGGGTTTGCTTGCTAATGGCAAAGATTAATGGTTTACACATCTTGCCAAATGTTTGTTTAATCAATTCACGATAAACAGCCATTTGAAGATCGTATTCCCTATCATGGATAAATGGCACATATCTATGTTCATAAGTGTTCCAGTGCCCTTTATGAATATCGTCAACAGTCTTGAGATCACAAAAATACCCTTTATCAAGTACAAGGCTGTCAATCTTGCCCTTCCACAAGTAACCGTCAATCGTACCCGTGACGATTACTTCTTTGTCACCTGGAGCGTAGAAGTAATTAAACATATCATCAGCTTGTAGTGTCTGAATCATACTATTAGCACTCTTAAATTCAGCTCTGAGGTGGCCGTTTGGGTTAGTTTTTGTCGGTCGGGTCATAAGTGCTTTCTTATTCTCTTCGATAAAATCTTGATGGCTCTTGGCACTCTCAAAGTACGAATGCACGTAATTACCAACTAAAAGTGGTACCGGACTAGAAACAGGTTGCCAATCCTCTTTGAGCTTAGCTAATGCACGAGCTTCACATTTTTCAAAATCTTTGAATAGTGACACACTCATGTATTGCCAATCGGTCTCATGAGAGTAGTAATTATCAGACGTCAGCTTCATCGGCTGGCTTGATTGTTCCCTCGTTGAAGAGTTCTGTTTGTCCGTCTGCGATTTCTTCACTTGATTCTTCTTTGCCTTCGTTGCTGTTGCCATTATTGCTTACCCCCTTAGCCTTCGCTTCTTGTGACTTTTGAAATCCTTCTAGTAATTCATCAGTGCTTTGCTTTTCATCTTCAACAGGTGTTACATCACGACGCTCATCGTCATACTCGTTGCTGGTAGTGTCGTTGATAGCACCAGTTAATAAATCGCTATCATCAGAAGTGTTAATGAACATCTTAGCGGCACGATTTAACACAGTCCGTTTTGCCATTTCTTGACTAAAATTCTGCTGTACCTTGTTATTTTTCTGACGAGTTTGTGCCCATGACTGATTAATTTCTTTCTTGGTCATCACAGTAAAGTCAGTACCTTCATCAGTCCTAATCATGGCAAAAGCTCCAATGATTTGATTATCTTGATTTTCAAACTTAGGAACGAACCTCTTAACGACTAGCTCCATGTCTTCATTAGCGCCAATTTCAAAGTCATCTTTTTCGTGAACAACTTCTGCTCTAACTTTCTTAACACCATCCAGTCGCTTAACTGCTGCAACAGTACCAAAATAGCTCCGTTGCATTTGAAGCTCATTGCCGTATACGATGAAGTAGCATTGATCTTTCGCTGGTGACAATCCTTGCAGTGTCATATCTAACAAGGATTTAACAATTGAGTCATGCGAACACACTTCTAAGGCTGGCCGATGATTACGGTCTTGTACCTTTTGCAATTCAAGAAAGGCCGCATTAAGCGCATTAGAAGCGTTGTAATTCTTAGGTAGTGATAAATCCTGCGTATCTTGCATTTGTTTAACACGATCTAATACAAGATCGGTTAGCTTAGTTGGTTTCTGCTGTTGTGCTACTTGATTATTCATTACATCCACCCCATTTGCTCATTAAATAGTTCTGATAAAGTTTGTTGCGATTTGTAATAGCGAGTAAGTGCTTCAACATCACCTACGGGGGTTGCTTGCTTAACAAATACTGCGTTCATTAGATTATTTTGTAGAAGGATAAATCCCTCTGCCTTTTTCAATTTTTCGTCAAACATGATAAAATAGACCTCGATAAATATTTTGATTTGTTATTTATTGCCATCGGATGTGTCGGATCCGGTGGCTTTTTTGTTTGGGTTATCTGGGTCACCTAGCGCTCCTAAGATTTGCCAGAATAAGACAAATCCAAAGACAAGGAACAATCCAGACCCGCAAAACAATGAGATTAACATTGCAGCAGTTAAGCCTGTGCAAATCAAAGCTGGTTCATTCATTCGATCACCTCCTTTCTCTGAAAACATCCAAGCTAACGTCTAATGCGTCAGCAATCTTACACATATTCTTGAACGGCGGTTCTTTCCCCAAATTTTTGTAGCTATATAGCGTATTCATTGGAATCCCTGTCATTTTTGACAAGCGATAAACTGTTATCTTTTGTTTATCTAACTGAATTTGTATGCTATTCCACAACATCTTGTATAAATCAACTCTTTCTATAACAACATATAGTGATATAATCAGATTTACGATTGTTTACAGAAACACTCCTTCTTGTGAATCAATCGTAAATTCAATTAAAGTGAGGTGAATAATATGAGTAAGCAAATCTGGATTAGCCCTCGTGGCAACAAGTGGGCTGTGCACAGTTCTGGCAGTTCTCGTGCTTCGAAGATTGTTGATAGTAAAGCTGATGCATTTCGTATTGGTCGTCAGCAAGCTATCAACAACAATGCTGAATTGATAAGTCAAAAGCGTAACGGTCAAATTAACTTAAAAAATTCATATGGTAACGATCCGATGCCGCCACGTGACAAAGATTAATCTTCTTTGCTTGGTTTAAGCCGAACTCTAAGTCCATCAGTAGTTTCACAATCATCATTTGTGATTACTGCTAGGAACTTAGGGTTCTTTTCGTCTGTTTCAATAGTTACTCTTACCCAATTTGACATTGGAGCTTTTACGTTATTCGTTTCTTTTTCAAATTGTTTTACGGTTCGCACTATAATCCGCCTCCTTTCAATGTTTCTTTCGATACTTTGGCTTCAATACATTCAGCTTCTCGCCTTCAATAACGTTGACGATTGCTCCTACAAGGAAGCAAGCCATAATTGCTAACACGCACCACGCTAGATACGCCATCTAATCACCTCTCAATCGTGGATCAAGCTTGATCATTGCATCGTGTTTGAGCTTTCTCCCTGCTAAGTAGTCTTCTAAATCAGGTACAACTACATAAAGCATTCCTTCTTTTTTAGGGAAAATACGCTGTTCTTCTTTATCGGACATACTCCTTCGCAAACTATCTAAGAAGGCTCTGGAGCCATAACGTCCTTCATCGACAACATCCTTGTATTTTCTTAAACCATTAGCATCCTGTTGTGTCTGATTTAGTAGTGGAACAACAATTTCATTAGTAAATCTTTGCAAAGCATTATTAACTATTTTTTGAATTTCTTTCTCACTTGTAACGATGACAGTAGACTCGGACATCTAATCAACTCCTTTCTTTTGCTATAATTAATTCATCTCCTATGAAAGGAGGTGAATTAAATGTTCAAGTTAAAACTGATCAAACCAGGCGATGATGAAATAGATCCGATTATTATCAATACAGCTAAAGAGATAACTTGTTATATGCTTGGTGAAAATGACAAGTTATTTAATCAGCAAAATTGCAAAGAATTAGAAGCGATTGACTGGTCAAAAGTTGGCAGTTACAAAATAGAGACATCGACTAATCCTATCTACTTCGATCCTTCACAATGGATAATTGAAAGAGTTCTGTAAAAGCATCATTATTACAAGTCAGCATTTTTTTGCTGGCTTTTTTGTTTTTCATAGGAATTATCAATAAATACTTTGTACCCTTTCAGTGAAACTTTTTCACCGTTTGCAATTTTCTCGATCAGCTTTGGGCTTTCAGGGCCTTCAATCGTTATCTTCATTGAATCGCCTCCTACATATCCAGAACACGGTAAATTTTCTTGCGAATTTCAATTGCTTTGGGTGAATTGTCGCCTTTAATAGCTCGATTAACTTGTTGACGATTAATGTTTAGCAAACGGGATAATTCGGCTTGCGTCATGTCACGTTCAAGAAGCTTCATTTTGATGTTACGTTCAACATCTGCCGTTGCCTTTTCAAGTTCATTTTCTACTGGCATAGGTGCTTTTCTCCTCTCTTATTTTGTTTCGATTTTGTCAACTTTTTGATTAAAAAAATGGCTAATAGGAGTATGTAGTTTGTTTGATAAAATAGGTAATTCAACTGTCCTAAAACGTGTATCACCATTTTCCCTCTTATAATAGTCAGCTCTTGTCTTTAATCCAAGGAATCCTGCCATATCTTGCATTGTATATCCATATTCTTGACGTTTATTCTTGATTAATTGTAAGTCAACAGTGTAGCTCATCTCTTCACCTCCTGTTTCGATAATCTCAACTTACATTCTTATTATAGTTTATATTTTAGAAACGTCAATACTTTTTTGTATCTTTTTTAGAAACTGAACGTATCTTTTTTAGAAACTAAACTATAATAGAGTTGTCTAAAAAGAAACTTATTATTTGTGGGGTGAAAATAATGGAACAGAACAACCTAGCAGTAAGAATAGTTGACCTGCGTGAGAAAGTGGGGATGACCCAAACAGAACTAGCAAATAAGATGGGGCTTGATAAGTCAACCATGAGTAAGGTCGAAAACGGAACCAGAAAAGTTTCCTCAGATGAACTTCGCAAGCTTTCAAATATATTTGATGTTTCTGCGGACTATCTGCTTGGCAAAAAAGACGTTGATAAACCTTTGAGCAAAAATCAAAAGCTCGTTGCCTACTCAATTGACCCCGATATTTCCGATGAAGAGCGCAACGACATCATTGAAATGGTTAAAATTGCAATGAAGAACCGTCGACGTGTCTGAGGTGATTGCTATGGAAATGTCAGACTTAGAGAAAATCGAGGACCAACATCCTGAATTAAAATTCTATATGATTGATGTTCCTAATCTACACTATCATGGGCACATTGAAGGAAATGAAGTATATATAAACGAAAACCAGCCTCAATTGGACTGGCTGAAAACTGCACTTCATGAATGCACACACTCTGACTTTGATACAGGAGACCTTTCCGATGGAACCCAATTCAGAACAAAAGTTGCTGAAAGTTGGGCCATACGTGAGTCTCGACGAGAGTATGATGCGATGTTTAAAAACAAAAAATTAGCAAATTAACCTACGTCCAATCGTGATCGACGTTAAAAGCTATTGGGAGCAATTGAAGATGAAGAATAATAATATTGGGTGCTTTGGCTGGGGATTAATTTTATTTTTAGGTTTAGTGATTTTTTCTTGGGCTATTACTCTTTGGTATATATCTATTCCTATAATCATTATTGCTGTTATTATTTATTTTTATAGGAAAAACAATCCAGAGATTCAGCAACGACTAAAAGAGAAAAAGGCTGCAAAAGAACAAGCAGAACATGAAAGACAGGAATTACATCAAAGAAATATTCAAAAATGGCAAACAGAAGATTTGTCAAAATATGCAACTAAACTCTCAGAACTCAAATTAAAAAAGACAGAATACGCTATTTATTCCCCTGACTCTCAAATTACCTGGAGCGAGAGTAGAAGTAGAACTAAAAGGATTAATTATGGTGGTTTAACAAGCTCAATTCATATTGCTAAGGGACTTAACTATCGAATGGGAAGCATCAGAACAGCCTCTCAAAAAGAGGAATACATGAAAGAAATCGTTACAGGTGCCCTAGCATTAACGAATAAAAGAATAATCGTTACTAATGGCACTGATGCTAAATCATACCCATTCACACGACTGCTAAGAATGGTTCCGTATGATGATGGTGTTGAATTAATTGGTGATTCTGGGAAGAAAGTAATACTGTCAGGATTTAATGACGCTACTCGCTTTAACATTTATCTAGATAGATTAACTTCAGAAGAATAATTTTGGGGGATTTTATGAAAAAGATAGGTTTAATATGTGCCACATTGCTAGCGGGTGTTAGCTTAGCAGCTTGTAGTAATCAGCAATCAAAGAACACAAAGACTTCTAATGATAGTAGCCTAAAAGCTGAAAATTCTTCTCTAAAGAAGCAATTAAGTAAGAAACATAAGCAAACTAAAAAGAAGAAGCAAAGCAATGATAATCAAAGCTCTACTTCTTCTAACACAAATAGTAATTCAAGCAATCAACAATCTTCTACTCAAGTAAGTAGCACACAACATGCTAGCACAGCACAAAATAACGTTCAGCATTCATCGACTGCACAATCACAACAAGCAGCGCCTTCACAAGATCAGCGCCCTGATGACGTTCCTGTCAATTTCAAAGAATACACATCCTACACAACCGATGGTCACAAGATGACACAATGGAACGATGCTGGGTCTTACTGTGGTGATCCTGATACTCAATACGAAACAAATATCAAGATGAACCAAGCAACAGAACGAATTGCTAATGGTCAAGTGCCATAAAGAAAGGACGTGATTATTATTAGCTATTTACTAAATAGTATGGATATAAAAGCTTACAAAAATCTAAATGATTCAAATATCAACGAAATGCATGATTATTATGCATCCAAAGTTAATAACAGTGTTGATACAAATAATGACAATTTATTTATATGGATGCAAGAACATATAACCATTTATTTTATAGCAGATAGCCATTCAGGTTTTGTCTTTGCAACGCACATGGCAAATCAATCTAAAGATCAATCTAAGTTTATAGAAGTTCCCCGTAATGTATCGGAAACACTAGCGTATGAAACAAGCTTGTATTCTAAAAAGAAAATAAATTTATTGATACAAAATTCCGTTTTAGAATTTGATCATAATGAGTCGATTATAGAATCATCGCTTACCGATAATTTTATTTCAGGAAAATCATTTATCGAAGGATGGGTACAAGCAGAATATATACGTGCAGACAAAACACTTAAAATTCCAGCTAAGGATTTAGTTGCATTAGATACAACGATTATTCATCAATCTAAAATGCGATTTAAAGAATTGCTATCTACTGTTGATGACGAACAATTTAAGGCAGAGTTTGAAGAATTTTTATTTGGTTATAACAATAAACGATTTTTCTTAGCGGCATCAGCTATGGGAAGTATAATAGAACACCTAATTTTTCTAATTTTAACAAATTATAATGCTCAAAATTTGCTTGGAACTCGCAGACCTACAGCAAATAAATATTTACAAGCATTAGAAAAGCAAAAATACTTTAAGTTTACGGATCGAGATTCTAGATTTATAGATAACATCTTCCAGACACGAAATTCCATTTCTCATTATAATTCTGGAGGAGTTTTAAAGTCACAATGTGACTTGATGCTTAATGGACTTGAAGCAATCTATAGAAGATTCTATTTACCTAGTAAAGCTTATCAAGCAAACCATTAGTTATTTTATATGCTCTGATATCTGGGGTATCGTGATGTTCTTTGTGATCGAACCAGAGTTGTGTTAATTCTCCGTTTTGATCTAAATATATCTCGTCATCAAGATTATGATTGACAATGTAATTATTTAACAACTCTCTTAAAAATTCTTTTTCTATATTTGTTATTTTCATAAGCATCACCTGTAATAATTATAGCAATTTAATATATTTAAAATATAACTTAGAAACCGGTCGATTTCGACCGGTTTAAAAAAGCATTTCAAAGAACGTATGTACGGAAAGGACAACAATCATGAACAAAAACGAACTATTAGAATACATCGATACTAACTCATCAGCAATCACAACTTTTAAAGATAAAGTTCGAAGTGATCAAGAAGCTAAAAATAAAAAGCGCCAACCTGCTAAACGGTGGAACAAAGCAAAGATTGAGCGCCAAGTAGATAAATTTACTGATGAGTTTATCGGTAGTGTCTATGACAAGATTTCTAAGGGACTTAAGGCGAATCGAAACACCCCTACTCAACAATGGATTAATTTCATTGAGAATAACGAAATCTTAGATAGCCTTGAAGAATCTGTTAGCATGATGGAGATTGGAGAAGATTAATAATGTGGTCAGAAACAACAAAAGATGGCAAAGTTAAATTTAGAGAACAGTATAAAGATCCTCTCACAGGTAAGTATAAGAAGGTTTCTGTCACTTTTGATAAGAATACCAATACAACTCGTAGAAAGGCTCAGATAGCTCTAGAATCAAAAATACAGTACAAACTAAGACATGTCGATGATGGAACTATTAAAAAAGGTGTTACTTTAGGAGAACTAATCGATGAATGGCTACCTATTTATAAAACTATGGTTAAAGAACACACTTATATTAATAATAAAAGTCGCGCAACAATCATTAGAAATACACTCGGTGAAGATGTTTTAGTTGCTAACATCAAACCAGTTTTATTATCAAATTATTTAGATAATCTAATCTACAAAAAGAACTACAAAAATTCATCAGTTCAAAAATTTAAAGGCACTCTAGGAAATTTACTTCGATATGCAAAAAAACATAATTATATTAAAACTAATCCAATTAAAGAAGCCGATGTTAACTATAAAAAATCCAGTGCGGCTGACAAGATTGAAGAGAAATACTTTGATGAAGAAGAGTTAAACAAGATCTTAAAATATATGTATAAACGCTCCCCACATTATGGGCGTTTCTGTGAGTTTCTTTATCAAACTGGCTTGCGCTTTGGTGAAGCTGCTGCTTTAATTCCTAATGACATAATAGAAAAAGATGGAAAACAGGTAGCCGTAATTAATAGCACCTTAGTTAATAAAAAGAAACAGCCTTCTCCCAAAACGGCTAAAAGTAATCGTGATGTTACTCTTCCTAAAAGAGCATTAGAAATTATACATGACGAAGAAAAAGAAGCGAATGGAACTCAATTTATTTTTTCATCTGGAAGATATGGGTATCCAATGAATAATACTACTCTCAACGATTGGCTTCGTGAAGCAAAAAAGGAGCTTGATATTCAAAAAATAACCACTGTTCACACATTCCGACATACTCATATTTCAAAACTCGCGGAATTAGGTGTTCCTCTTTACTTAATTCAAAACCGAGTAGGCCATAAAGATGCAACTACAACAAAAGATATTTATTTACATGTAACAAAAAAAGCCGAGCAACAGCTCGACTCTAACTTAGATAAGTTATAAATTTTCCCCTTTGATGCCCCTTTTCAGTACGAGAAGGGGCATCAATTGGCTACAAATACTGGTATAACAGCACCTGTAATTTTTTATAATTATTCGGCAACTGGGTAAACTGATACCTTACGCTTACTGCGGCCCATGCGTTCAAATTTAACAACACCGGCTACCTTAGCGTATAATGTATCGTCTCCACCACGACCCACGTTTTCACCTGGGTTGATGTGAGTACCACGTTGACGGTAGATGATTGATCCAGCAGTTA